GTACCGCAGTCATGAAATTTACCGATGAAGAGGGTATGCCGCTACGCCTAGTGCCCGATGTGCTAGAAGTGCCGCCCGCGTTGGAGGCCGTCGCCAAAAAGCTGATAGAGGCCGACAAGCTGGAAGATAACAGCCCTAACCCCTACAGAGGTACCGCAAAGGTGATTGTCAACCCCGCACTCACCAGCGACACCGCCTGGTTCTTGCATGTGACCAGCAAAGCCGTCAAACCCTTCATGGTTCAGGTGCGTAAGAGACCCGTTTTTGTGCAGCAAACCAGCATGGAAAATGATGATGTGTTCAATAAGCGTGAATACAAGTTTGGCGCTGAGGCGCGTGCAGTGGGTGTTTATGGTTTTTGGCAACTCAGCCACGGCAGCACTGGCACTACCTAAATCACACAAGGATAAGTAGACAGGGAAGTCACCAAACCCACCTTTATATCGCGTGGGTTTGGATGACTAAAACAGCAGAACATGAGGCTTAAAATGTCAAAGATCATCCGCATTATCTCGCTTATTGATGGCTTTCGCCGCGCCGGAATGGCGCACAGTAAGACACCCACCGATCATCCAGAAGATGCGTTTAGTAAAGCGCAAATCGCCGCGCTGCAAGCCGAGCCAAAGCTTAGCGTTCAGCTTATTGACGCGCCGGTCATCGACACAATCGGTGAGCTTTTAAAAGGCAAGGTCAGTGATGTGGTTGCCCGTCTGGCTGATGCTAGTGATGAGCTACGCACACAAGCCCTAGAGGTTGAGCAGGCGCAGGAAAAGCCGCGCCAAGGCGTACTCAAAGCCCTGGGTGTTGAAGAGAAATAATCAGCCACGCGACAGGGAAGTCGCACTGACATAAGCCATCACTATGCCCTACTGCACAAAACAGAACCTGATTGACCGATACGGTGAGGATGAGCTGATTCAGCTCACCGACCGTGCGGCCTTGGGCGTAATTGATGAGACGGTACTCAATAGATGCATCGCCGATGCCGATGGTGAGATCGACGGCTACCTATCACCCAAATACGGTGCGCCACTGGCGGTAATTCCCAAAGCGATCGAACGCATTGCCTGCGCTATTACCCGCTACTACCTGTATGACGATAACGTCACCGAACAAGTTGCTACGCTCTACAAAGATGCGATTACCTTTTTAAAGGGTGTTGCCAGCGGTGCGGTCTCTATCGGCATTGATGCGACGGGAGCTGAACCCGTAAAGAGCAGCGATACCGTGCAGATGGAATCCGGTGGCCGTGTATTCGGCCGAGATAAAAACGGGTTTATCTGATGGCGCGCCACACCGAATTAGAAGACCTGTTTATGAGCTTGCTGGATAGCCAGCGAGTAGTCAACGGCGGTGTCTTCAAAACCCTGGAGACCTTCAACAAACCCAGCTGGGAAGCCGCACTTGAGCATATTGCAAACGCCCAAACCCCTGCCTGCTTGGTCATTTCAAGAGGCATGACCCCCAGCCCACTGCGCCCAGGTCTTAACTGCGATCAAGCCTTTAATGTACAGCTGCTGATCGCCTCAACCAACCGACGTGGCGAAAAAGCCGCGCGACGCGGTGTCGTCGGTGACCCAGGTATTTACGATCTCTTAGATATCACCCGCACGGCGCTACTGGGAAAAGAACCCACAGGGGGGCAGTACAGCCTGATTCAGCCAGGGGCGGAAAAACCCATTGCAAGCAATAAGCACACGGTTGTCTGGACACAAGCGTGGGGGATTACCCGCTATGCATAACCAAATTTGATAAAGAGGCACTCACAATGGCAACAAATACCCAAGAAGCCCGCTATGAATACCCCGTGCTGGACTCATTCATCTATGAAGGCACACCTTATGCAAAGGGCGATCCCCTTGTGTTAACCAAAGAGGCCGCTGAGCCATTAATCAAGATCAAGGTTATTGAAAACAAGCCAAATCAAGTGGCAAAAGAGGGGGTTAAATAATGCCCGTATCAATCAATACAACCGCCCGTGCGGTGCTGGTAAAACGCGAAACAACCCCAGGCAGCGCCGAAACACTGGTGGCGGCAGACGGTATTCGTGATCTGCGCGAATTTGGCTTTCTGGAACCCTCATTCCCGCGTGTGGATGATGCCAATGTGGTTAAAAGCACCTTTGGCCCCGCAAAGGCCAGCCATGATCTGGGAGCCGCCACCCAGGGTATCTCACTGGGTGTGCCGGTACGTGCGCCAGCGGCGAATGGTAATCCACCGCCTGATATTGCTGAGCTGATGATTGCCTGTGGCCTGGAAGAGTCGCTCACGGGCAGCACCAACGCGGTGTACAAACCCGCTACCCCAACCGACATTACCACCGCTCCGGCAGTCTCGATGGGGGTCTACGAAGCGGGTAATGCCCATGTCCTGACCGGCGCGCGCGGCAATATGGTACTAACCGGCCAGCCAGGGCAAAACCTGCTGGCTAAATTTACCGTGCGCGCCCCCTGGTCTGCGCCGACCGGCAACAACCCGATCCCCACCGTGGCATCTCCTGTTGGCGCACTGATGCAGTTTGCCGGTGCACTGGCTATTACCGAAGATGGCAGCGCCATCGATATCGGCTCCATTGAGTTGGGGCTTGGTAACCAGCTGGATGATGACGTTAATAATATCGGTGTGCGGGTGCTGCGGTCAGGCTTTAACCCAACGATCAAGATCAACCCGCTGGCCGTGGCCACCGTGCCCGAGTGGGACAAACTGACCGGCGGTGGCGAAATCACCATTATAGCCACCTGGAATGGTCTGGTGATCAGCGCGCCAAAGTGCCAGCTGGTTGAGATGAGCAGCGAGGAGAGCGCCAGCCGCATTCGCCGCACAAAAACCTGGCAACTGAACGAAACCACAGGTGATGACCAGTTCACCTTCACCTTTACCGCACCCGCTTAGGAGCTGAGAGATGGCGATTAAATTAGCCGGTGGCAGCACTCCCTACACACTTAAGGAAGATCGGGAGAGCGAGACACCCACCCTGTTTCATATTCGTGACCTAACCGCCATAGAGAGAGGGCAACTCGATGATGGCTTTGCGGCGCTTCCCCCGCTGCCCACAGCGGATGAGAAAGAGATCACCCCAGCGGTACTGGGCAGCATTAGGCGGGCAATGGATAGCGCTTACCGCCGTGCCTGTGAGATTGGTATTGAGTCTGTTACTGGTGTGCTGGATGCCGCTGGCAATGTGGTTGATATACCAGCCAAAGAGGTCATTGCGCAGCTGCGTAACCCAGACCACATCCGTGAACTGGGACAAGCGGTACTGGAACAAAACCGACTGGGTGAGGAAGAGCGGGGAAACTCCTAGCGGCGGCTCAAGCCTGGGTCGCCGGAAAAGATTGCTCATCTTGCCCCAAATCAGACAACGGAAAAATACCCACAGACCCAACAAAATGCGCAGTAAAGCAGCCGACAGTCTGGGTAGAAAATGGAGCCGAAACAGTCCGCTGCCCCGCCAGAGATGTACCAGGCTACACCACGTTATTCCGCACCTGGCATTGGGCAAGCAAAGGACACCTGCCCATGGCAGGCGGCAGCCTGGAGCAACCGGCCAAACTGATGGATATGCTCGCGGTTATCGATCAAGCCATCACCGACCACGATAAAGAGAGGTAAACCACCAATGCCGGTAAAAATGGGTGACGACCTCAGGCTGGAACTAACGCTATCAGCCAAAAACCTGATGGGCAAAGGGACGCGGGATGCAGAAAAGGACGTTAAAAAATTCTCCCGTTCTGCCGAAAGCTCCGCCGATAAAATTGCAGCGGCTTATAAAGACCTGGGTATTCGATCCAGCAAAGATATTAGCCGTGAAATGCATAAAATACAGGCCAGCTATAAACGCCTGCAAGCCACGGGGGAACTCAGCGCGAAGGAGCAAGGTCGCGCTTATGATCAGCTACAGCGTAAGCTAAAAAAGCTTAGAAATGAGCTGCGCGGGGTGCAAAAAGACACCAAGGCAGTGGGGGGCGCTGCTACAGGCATGGGGACTAGGTTGCCCAGTATGCTAGCGGGCGCTGGCGTTGTTGCCGGTGCGGCTGTTGGCGTTAAGGGCATCATTCAGGCCGGTGTCGAGATGGAGCGCATAGAACTGACTCTGCGAGCTGTTACTGGCAGCTCACGTGCCGCAGGCCAAGAGTTTGAGTTTGTCAGCCATGAAGCGGATCGGTTAGGGCTTAATTTACAGAGAACAGCAAAAGATTATGCCCAGTTAATGGCGGCATCAAAAGGCACAAAGCTGGAAGGCCAGGCCACCCGTGACATCTTTGTTGCCGTTTCTGAAGCCTCTGCCGTTTTGGGGCTAAGCGCGGCAGATAATGAGGGCATTCTGCGCTCGTTGAATCAGATGATGAGCAAAGGCACGGTGCAGGCAGAAGAGCTGCGTGGGCAGCTCGGTGACCGGCTCCCAGGGGCATTTAATATTGCGGCCAAAGCTATGGGGGTCAGCACAGCAGAACTTGGCAAAATGATGGAACAAGGGCGGGTTATATCTGAGGATTTTTTACCCAAGTTTGCTGCTGAAATAAAAAAGACCTATGGCGACCAAGTGCCTGCGGCAATGGATAGCTCAAGAGCCTCATTTGAGCGCATGAACACCTCTATTTTTAATATGAAGGCGGCGCTGGCAAAAAGCGGCCTCATGGAAGCGGCTGGTAATATTGGTGAGGGTGCGGCGGCATTTTTTGAAGATGCGGTTGATGGCCTTTTGGCATTAACCAAAACCGGCGCGATAAGTGCCGCACATTTTGTGCAGTCATTTGGTGCGACAGCCGAAGAGCAAAAACGGCTGGGGAAGGTGTTTGAGGAGAGCTACCGGCAGATTAGAACCGAATATGGGATGGTTGCGAAGGATCTGGAGGCATTGGGGCCTGGGGTTAAACTATTGGGTGACCGGCTTAATAACAGCCTAAAACGCCCAGCAAAATCGGCTAAAGAGTTGCGGGCTGAACTGCAAAAAATAGGCACAGGGGCGGCCAAAGCCATCAGCCCCGCCCTTAAATCACTGGCTGATTTAAGCAAGGCGATGGAGTCCCAATACAGCAAAAACAAAAGCCTACGAGAGAAGGTTTTCAATGCCACAGGGGGTGCAGCCGCCGGTCATTTTAAAGACCAAATCAATGCAATGAAAGCTGAAGCTAAAGCCATGCTCGGTGCGCAAATTGCTGAGGCGGATGTTACTAGCTATATCGAGCAACAGCTTGCCGCACTACAGCAAAGCATGCAGCAGGCAGGCGCGCAGGTTCAGGTGGGATACGTTGCTGGTATGGATGCGGGTAGTGTTGTCGCTCAGCTATCTGCTGATATAGAGCAATCAACCACTGCAATGGATGAATTTAAAAAACGTACGGCTGCATGGTCAACTGAGCTGAGTAAAGCGGCAACCAGCTACAGCAAAATGCTAAGGCCTGAGGTAGCCCAACAGTTCATGGCACAAATTGATCGCATGCGCTCGTCACTGGTGTCGACGGCTGAAGCTGCCGATATTGAGGCTCAATTTGATATTTCAGATGCGCTTACAGAGGTTCACCGCATTCAAGAAGAACTGGCCAATATCCCTCGTGTTGTTACTGGCTTTGTTGCTTTTGATACTAATCAGGCGGTAATAGATATTAAAGAGATTAAAGATGCGCTGGATGATCTGAGCGAGGAGTTTACCGTAACCGTCAGCAAGTTGCCCAAACCACCGCCAGAGCCACCACCGCCCCCGCCTGGGGAGGGAGGGCTCGCTACCGGCGGCACTATCCCCAAAAACGGCCTCTACTATCTGCACGAGGGCGAGAAAGTGCAGAGCAACAATACCTACGGTGATTTTAATTTTAACTTTGCCTCCGGTCAGATGACCCCTGGCGAGGCGCGTGCCTTTGTGCGCAATGTAGTGATCCCTGAACTCAATGCGGCAGGCCGATGAGCATTATCCTTGCCTACCCAGACCTGTTTAACCCTACCGTAGAGATCATACTGCCAGACTGCGAGAAGCTCCCCAGCTCACGCCCTACGCGCAAGCTTCAGGCGGTATTTGAAACCGATGCCGGTACCTCGGTGGTGTATGATTTTCAGGCCAGCCGTAGCGTCTTTACCTTGCAACTCTACCCACTCAGCGCCGCGCATATAACGGCCATTCAAAGCCTGTTTAATGACACCGTAAACGCCCAGGCCATTACCTGGTGGTTACAGGATTCATTTGGCAATGAATACAACGTGCGGTTTGCGCAAGATGTGATTGAACCGATGCAGCGTGGCGTTAATGCCTATGCCGTGACGTTGACCTTGCGGGTGATCTAATGCGCAGACCAGATACCGCCCGCGATACGGCAATGGCGCGCACGGATGGGGCTGAATTCCGTCTACTGGTACAGATACGTTTTGGTGATAGTTGGCGCTATCTCTGCACTGACAGTCAGATAATTAATGGCACGCAGTATCATGGTGAGTTGCTATCTGTCAGTGACCTGTACGAAAGCGTCAATCAACTCAGTGATGTCACGATGGAGGTACTGGATAATGCGGATAATCGCGCCTTCATACGGCTAACGGCTGAATTGATCTTTCTTTATTGGACGGAGGGTGCCAACACATCCTTATTGGAATCAGTATTTTGGGGGGTGATCTCAGATCCCATCACCATCAGCGGCGGAAAAATACGCTTTGATGTCATCTCTTATGCAAATAAGGATGATGTCACGGTCGGTAAGCCAATCTCAATCGATGACTATCCAGGCGCTGATCCCGATGTGATTGGCATGATTGCACCTGAAATCTATGGCAGCCATAAAGATCATGTATGCCTGGCAATTGATGCGGGGAGTATGTCGAATCTCAAACTGGACATGTCAGCAACACAGCTTTATCTGGTTATTTCTGATGCCTATACTTTTCCTGAATCTGGCACAGTGCAGGTAGATCAAGAGCAGATAACCTATAGCATAACGGCTAGCGGTAGCTTGCTTTATAGCGCGACACGCGGCGCAAACGGCACAACGGCGGTCGCACATGATAAAGGCGCAACCGTTGCTGAGATTCAGACCCAGTACGACTATTTAGTGGCGGCACACCCCGTAAAGGCCATCACCAATATTAAGGTCGATAATGTGCTGCAATTGGGCGCAGATTACACGGTGCTTTTAGATGATAACGGGGTAGCAAAGATCCGGTTTACCGCGCTGCCAACGCTACAGAAATCTGTTGCGATAGAGGCTGACGATACGATTGCGGTTAATGACTCTATTGCCGTCAGCGACACAATCGATGCAAACACGTCACAGACCACCACGGTAGTACACAACACAACCTCCGTTGTCGGGGAGGGCTGGACTCAAACCCTATCCTATGGTGCCACAACATCGATGAGCAGCGATTTTGTACCACCACCCAATAGTGGTTTTACAACATACGATTGCAATATGTTGATTATAAATGCTGCCAGGGTAGCGGTTAGGGTAGCCAATGGAAACTGGCTATATCTCTCAGGTACGGCAACAACTGACGGGTTAGGCGAAGCAAAAGTTTATAGTGTTAAGTTGACCAGTAATTACACTGAGAATTCGGTGGAATGGTATGTCATGTGGTTTACAGGCAGTTGCACAATACAACGGCAAACGCACGTAAGAAGCATCCCTAATGTGCCTATTTTGATCAATAAAACAGGCAGTGCCAGCAAAACAGGCTCCGCATCAAAAACAGGTACCGTCGCACTCACCGGCAACAGTGTTGCTGAAACAGTCATTGGCGGCATGGTTACCTGTGATGTAGAAGGCTGGGCGGATAATAGCTATGGCAGTATAACCGGCACACCCTATGCCCTTATCGAAAAGCCAGGCCATGTGGCTAGGCATTTATTAGAACACTATAGTAATGCATCGCCTATAGTGTTCGGGATAGATATCTTCCCGCCAATGGCGGGTGAAAAATTAGCGATCATCATTACTCGTCCCCGAAAAATGATTGAACTGCTTAGAGATATTGCTGAGCAGGTAGGCGCTTTGGCGCAATTTAACAGCTGGCGCTGGCGTTTTATGGATCGCAAACCTACAGGCCGACCTGTCGATCTAACCCTAACAGATGCAGAGATTATTCGCCTCGATACCGGTGCAAGCTCAATCACTGAGTCATTTGTCGGGCTAAGTAAATTACGCAATCATCACATCTGGCGCGCCGGTCTAAAACCTAATGGCAGCTGGCTTGCTACAGGCATAAAAGATGACACCATTAGTCAAGGAGATTATGGCCTACGCGATGTATCTGTTGATCTACCCTTCGTGCACGATGCCACCCAAGCCCAGGCGCTGATCGACTGGCGCTCAGCAAGAGAGGCAAATCCCGAGCGTGTCGTGCTGGGTGTCGATGCCACCCTCGCCGCATTTCGCGCTGAAATTGGTGACATCATCAAGGTTGATTCAACCAAAAAAGGCCTCACCGTTACCGGCGAGCTGGTGGCGACTGTAAATCCACACAACGGCCGCATCCGGCTGACCATCGAATCTGTAGCATGAGGTAATTATGGCTATCACAACCATCAATGTTAATGCACTAATACACACACCCGACGGCACACCGCTGCCCAGTGCTGAGGTGGTTGCTATTCTGGATCATGCCGATATTGATGCCAGCCATGTAGTGCCAGAAACCCAAACATTTACTACTGATGCAAACGGCCAAGTCGTTATGCCCTTGTGGCCAAACTCCCTGGGTGTGACAGAGAGCCGCTACCGCATCAAGTGCAAGCACCCCACCACCAGTCAAACCGTGCTGGATATTATGGCGACTGTACCCCATGAATCCGGCGGCAACCCCATTACTGAAATAGACCTCTACACCATTGCGGAACAACCGGCATATGCAGGTAAGAATGAGGTGGCCATTGCCACCGCAAATGCGGTGCAGGCCGCACTGGATGCCCAAGCCGCCGAAGCAAAAGCCAAAAAGTGGGCAGATGAGACGGAAGATACCGCCGTAGAAACCGGCAAGTACTCCGCAAAACACCACGCAGCAAAAGCAGCAGAGTCGGCTGCGTTAAGCCAGGGTGTGGAAACGATGAGTGTAGGTGATTTAGGCTGTCCATTACTTCACCTGCCGTTAAAAAATTCGCTGAACATGATTACGGGTGTGGGCAGTGTGATATTTACTCGATCAGTCTCAGCAACCCGCCTTGATCGTTACGGCGTGGTTAAAACAGCGGCAATTGATGAGCCAAGATTTGAGAAACAAGGGTTATTAATAGAGGGCGGTAGCACAAATGATGCGTTACATTGCCGTGACATCACTAATGCAGCATGGGTTAAATCAGGTGGCACTGCAGCGTTAGATGCAACGGGGCGTGATGGGGTGGCAAATGCTGCATCATCTTTTACCGCGACTGCGGCTAATGCTTATTTTCTACAGCTCATCGCAAATGCAAGCCAAGAGCGCACGTTTTCTATTGATATCAAACGCCGGACAGGCACGGGGATTGTGCTTATTACGCAAGATGGTTGGGTGACAAACACTGACATTACAGCTCAATTATCAACTACTGATTGGGCGCGGGTAGCACTCACTGCAACAGTTGGGAATGCTAATTTTGGCATTCTTCTGTCTACTGCTGGAGATGCAGTAGAGATCGATTATGCGCAGAATGAAGCGATGACATTTGCTACTAGCCGAATTGTTACTACAGCAGCTCCGGCTACAAGGTCGGCTGATGACTGTATGTTTATTTATAATGCTAACTGTCCTGCTGTCACCTCTGCTATTTCTATGGTGATGGATATAGATTTACTTGGCAGAGTGCCATCAAGCATACAATCTGGGCTTCACGGCATTTGGGGTATTGAGAATGAAACCTATCGATACACTAGGTTTGATGCCGCAGCCGATAAAATTATAAACAAATTCACCTACTCATCTGGGGTCGACATAACAGGATTAACAACAAATGGCGCATGGCGTGTAGGCCATACTTTTGATGGGTCAAATACCGAGAACGTGTACTTGGATGGTGAGTTGCATGCCACAGGAACTGGATCAGGAGCCACCTATATTTCAGGTGATGGGACTAATATTTACTTAGGCAGATTGGGGCATTCGTCTATCTATTTGTACGGCCATATATCCAATTTCCGTATCTACGATACACCACTCTCTACCGCTATGATGAGGATAGCTTAATGGATATTATTACTTACTGTCCCGATACAGCCGCATTAATAGCTGAGTTACAAGCGGTTGCGCCCTCTTTTTTATGTATTGATGAGGAGCTTGGTTCTACTTTTTTTTTAGTTAGCAAAACCCCAACTGTCCGCAACGGCAACGAGACGATGGCGTTGGTACGCGATCTCAATGGTGGGTTAATAAAAACCGCCAAAAAGCTCAAACATTTAACGGTGCTGGGTACTTATGACGAGGTGTTTGCAGACCCTGCAAAACGCGAAATCTATAATCGAGTCTATGACCAAACCCCCGTCGTTTATCTTGATCCCGATGGCATAGAGCATACCCACACCCCTCCCAGGAAATTTGGCGTGTTCCCGCCATAACCAGCAAAAAAAGAGGAAGCGACCCACTCAGTGCGCCAA